ACACAATATGCTATAAAAAGAAATGTAGATAAACCTACAGTATTTTTATATCCTATACCTGATAATAGTTCAGAGATATTAACTATAGAAGGTATAAGACAATTAGAAGATGTAAATAAATCTGCAGGACAAAATGCAGATATACCAAAAAGATTTTTACCTTGTTTAACATATGGATTAGCTTATTATCTATCACAAAAAAGAGCAGGTATACCGATGGATAGAATTAGTATGTTAAAAACAAGTTATGAAGAAACATTAAAAAGAGCTATGGAAGAAGATAAAGAAAGAGCAAGTATTTATTTTAAACCTAAATTAGGATATATTTAATGTCTAGAAGAAGTACAAAAGCAAGAGCTATGTGTGATTCATGTTCATTTGTTTATGACATGAGAGTTATGAAATTAAACAGTTATGAGATGTTAATATGTCCTGAATGTTTTGAAGGTAATTATGATTTAAAAAATCATCCACAAAATAAATCTGCTGATGTAAGAGATGATACTATAGTTCAAAATGCAAGACCAGATATTTTTGGTAGAAATCTTAAATGGGAAGATGCTAATGTTACATGGAATGATGTTCCAACACCAGATACTAGAAAGTGGGGTACAGTATGAGTGATTTAACCAATAATTTAATTAATGCTACATATAAAAAATTATTACAAGTTAGTACCTCTGGTAATACAGGTATATCAGGAACACTAACAAACGTACAAACAGGAGATGGAACTAATACAGCAGTTAAGATAGCTACAAGTGCTGTTCAAGTAGATGGTACATTATTTGTAGGACAAACCTTTGGAGTATCAGGTGATGCTTCTGTAGCAGGTAACTTAGCTATATCTAATAAAGTTTGTGCTAGTGCATTTCATGGTGATGGTTCTAATTTAACAGGTTTAGTATTTACAGGTGATGTATCTGTATCTAGTTTAATAGTTACTAATAATGTAACTGTAGGTGGTAATGTTACTATTGGTGGTAATGTTATGGTATCTGGTGGTGAGATACAAGTTAAAAATACAGGTACACAATCAAATATAAAACTATATTGTGAATCCTCTAATGCACACTATGCAGCTTTACAAGCTCCACCACATAGTTCTTTTAGTGGTAATATAACAATAACACTTCCAACAAGTGCAGCAACATTAGTTGGTACATCTACAACAGATACATTAACAAATAAAACATTTGGTGATGCAGTAACTTTTGATGATGACATATCAGTTAGTGGTAATTCAAACTTTGGTGGTACTGTAACAGTTGCAGGAGCAACATCATTAGCATCTACACTAGCTGTAGGTGGTGCTGCTACTTTTGAAAGTACAGCAACTGTATCAGGAACTGCAGGTTTCTTAGGAGCTGTTAGAGTTTCAGGTAATGCATCTGTAGGTGGTACATTAGATGTTGCAGGTAATGTAAGTCTTGGAGGTAATGTAACTGTAAAAGGTGATGTGCATGTTAGCTCTAAAGTTTGTGCCTCTGCATTTTATGGTGATGGTACAAATATCACAGGTATACCTATTACAGGTAATATATCAGTTTCAAATGCACAAGTTGGTGGTACATTAAATGTATCTTCAACTGCAACTATACAAGGTGCTACACATTTACAAAGCACATTAAGTGTAAATGGAGCAGCAGGATTTAATTCAACTGTAACAGTAGTTGGAGCAGGAACATTTAAAGATGATGTATCTGTATCAGGTAATGTTAATATAGGTGGTACAACTACTATTGCAGGGAATGCAAGTATTGGTGGTACACTTGATGTAGGAGGTAATGTATCATTAGGTGGTAATGTTACAGTTAAAGGAGATGTGCATGTAAGTTCTAAAGTGTGTGCTTCAGCATTATTTGGAGATGGTTCTAATTTAAGTAATATTACTGCTGTTGTTCAAGGTAATATATCAGTTTCAAATGCTACCATAGGTGGTAATTTATATGTAAGTGGAACCACTACAGTTGTAGGTGCGGCACATTTACAAAGCACAGTTAGTATCAATGGTGCTGCAAACTTTAACTCTACAGTTACGATTAAAGGAGATGTTTCAGTATCTGGTGATATGAATATTGGAGGTCATACCACAATAGCTGGAGCAGTATCTTTAGGTAGTACATTAGATGTAAATGGTAATACTTCTATAGGAGGTACACTTTTAGCAACAGGTAAAGCAGAATTTGAAGATGATGTTTCTGTAAGTGGTAATGCTACTATTAAAGGAACTGTAAGTGTTGGTGGTGGTATTATTGATTTAAAAAATACAGGTTCACAATCAGAACTTAGAATGTATTGTGAATCAGCAAATGCACATTATGCTGCATTAAAAGCACCTGCACATGCAGATTTTTCTGGTAATATAGATTTAGTAATGCCTGCATCTGCAGATACATTAGCAGGTATAGCAGCAACACAAACATTTACTAATAAAACTTTTGGTGATAAGGTAGAATTTGATAATGATGTATGTATATCAGGTAATGCTTTTATAGGAGGCACAGCTACTATAGCAGGTAATGCATCTATAGGAGGAACATTAACTGTTGGAGGTAAAGCTGAATTTGATGGTGCTGTTTGTGTATCTGGTAATGCTGCAATCGTTGGTAATGTTTCAATAGGTGGCACATCTAATATAACAGGCAAAGCAGAATTTGAAGATGATGTATCAGTAAGTGGTAATGTTGTAATAGGTGGTACAACAACAATAACAGGTGCAGTATCTCTTGGTAGTACATTAGATGTTGCAGGTAATGTTTCTGTTAGTGGTGATTTAAATATTGGTGGGCATGCAACTGTAGCAGGAGCAATGTCTATTGGAGGAGCAGTATCAGTAGGTGGTGCTGTTAATTTATTATCCACAGCTACAGTAAGTGGTGCAGCAGGTTTCTTAGGCACAGTAAGAGTATCAGGTAATACTTCATTAGAAGGACAATTACAATTAACTAAAAGTGCAGCAGCAGTTGTTTGTGCAACAGCTATTAATGGTGTAGCTTCAGTATCATTAAACTTTGGTAATGCACAAAACTTTAGTACAACAGTTACAGCAGCACATACATTGGCTAAACCTACAGGATGTAGAACAGGACAAACAGGAAGTATTTTCTTGACACAAAGTGGTGGAAGTGGTACAATGGCTTATAATGCAGATTTTAAATTTATAGGTGGTACAGACCCAACCTTATCAACAGCAGATGGTGCAGTAGATAGATTAGATTATATTATAGTATCTGCATCTAGTGATGGAGTTGGAGGAGATATTCATATGGTAATTTCACAGGCATACGCATAATGGGAGTCTTTCAAAATAATTTATTAGCAGGAGCTGCAGCAGCAGCAACCTCTGGTGCAGCAGGATTTTATTCACATCAAATAGAACAGAGTTGTAGATTTGATTCTGCTAGTACATCTTATTTATCTCGTACTTTAGGAACACCAAGTAATAATGATATTGTAACTATAAGTGCTTGGATTAAAAGAGGTTTACTTGGTAGCACACATTATAAATGGGCAGGAGTTGGTGTGAGTGGTGATTATGGTATGATAGGTTTTAATGGTAGTACATCAGATGTATTTGAAGTTTATGACTATCCTTCTAGTAATTTAAATTATAAGACTACTCAAGTTTTTAGAGATACTGGAGGTTTTACACATTTTGTTATAAGATTAGATACCACACAGTCTACAGCAGGAGATAGAGTTAGAATATATGTGAATGGAACAGAAGTAACTGACTTTGGAACAGAAACTAATCCAAGTCAAAATGCTAATCTAGTTTTTAATACTTCTGGTAATACATTTTATGTAGGAAGTGCAGGAGATACTGGTAATAATCCCTATCAACCCTATGATGGTTATATAGCAGAGTTTATTATGGCAGATGGGCAATCCTACGCACCTACACAATTTGGTGAAACAAAAAATGGTGTGTGGATACCAAAAGACCCAAGTGGTACAACATTTGGTAACAATGGTTTTCATCTTAAATTTGAAAATGCAAGTGATTTAGGAAATGATAGTTCAGGGAACAATAATGATTTTACAGCAAGTGGACTTGGTGCAGACCATCAAGTTCTTGATAGCCCTACATTTGGTAGTTAATATGAAAGGAAATACTATATATGGCAAGTAGTGGAAATATTTGTATTTGGAATCCTCTTACAAAAAATAATCCAGGTACTCTTACTTTAGGTAATTTAAAGCTTTTAGGAGACCAAGGTTACGCAGGTCAAAGTGCATTAAGCAGTATTGGTCTTACAAGTGGTAAATGGTATATGGAATTTAGAACTACTAATGCAGGTAATAATATGCCCAGACTTGGTTTGAGTTTAGCAAATGCAGCTAGTAATGGAGGTGGAGGTTCATCTAATCTAGATTTTACTAATCAAGGTTATCAACCTGCTTTCTTATTTGAAGCAGGGTCAGAAAATAATGGTTCAAATTGTAAAAATTTTGGTGAGAGTGCTGAAAAAACAGGTAGAGCAAAATTTGGAACTGTAAGTTATACAAATACAGGAGTAACAGGAGGAGCTGCAATTTATGGTTTTGCTTTAGATTTAGATAATAGAAAATTATTTATTAGTAAAGATAACTCATATTTTAATTCTGGAGACCCTGCAAATGGAACCAACCCTCAAATAGCTTGGACTACAACACCATCAGAATTTATACATCTATGGGGAGATGCTTACCAAACTGCAACACAAATAATTGCAAACTGGGGTCAAGACTCAACATTTTCTGGAAATGAAACAGCAGGTGGTAATGCAGATGAAAATGGTTTTGGTGATTTTAAATATTCACCACCAACAGGATTTTTAGCTATATGTTCAGCTAACTTACCTATATCAGACGATATAGACCCTGCACAGACTGATGATAATTTTCCACAGAAAAATTTTAATGCAATTATTTATACAGGTACTGGTAGCACTAATGCCATAACTGGTCTTGGTTTTCAACCAGACTTAATATGGATTAAAAGAAGAAATTCATCTGCAACTTATTCAAATGGTTTAGTAGATTCTTCAAGAGGTCGTGCTAAAGTTATTATT